GTTATACCAATCATTTTTTTGCTTACTATGTCTTTCCGCATGTCCCGCAAATAGGATATCTCCATCTTTTATTAAAGATATAGATGCATCATGAGATGTCTCATTAACCCCTAAAATTATCATTAATCTTTTCAATAAACCCTTCTGCCCAATGTATATGCTTATGGACTCCTGAATGAGGGGATCTTTTATTATAAAATCCTCCGTCTTCTGTATCTGTTGATCTATCAAAATTATTTGGGTAAAGATCTTTTAGATGGTCGTGAGCTGTACATTCATCCAAATAAACATCAATGCTTCCTTTCTTTATCCATCTATTAGACTTTAAATAAACAAAATTTTCAGAAATATTATTTTGCTGAATTATTAAATCATATAGTAGTCCACTCCAAGTAGACCATAGGAATAAGATCCCTGCTTGTTTGCAATACTTTTCTAACATTTTAATGTATTGATATGAATAAAAAAATGCTAAATCAGGAGAAAAAACATCTTCTGCATAATGTGGTTTTTTAGAATACTCTTCTGTTTCTTTATGTAAAATATGAACTCCTGATAACATACCAGTTTCAGCATTAGCATATTTTGTTGTTAAAATATCAGAATTTATTGGTATTAAAAATCTATAAAAATCTGGGAATAAGCATAAAAGAATTTTTGGATGACCATACTCTTCAAAATACTTATATATGTTTGTTATAATACCTACAACAGAGTCCCCAGGAAGTCCGAGGTTTGAGCATTCCATTCCTAAGCTATTGGCTATGCGCTTGCCCCAAATCTCTTCTTCGGGCAATCCAAGCCCGAATGTGAAAGAGCAACCAGAAAAAACAAGCTGGTTATTTCTACTAAATTCTTTTCCTCGAAAACCTAAAGTATTAATAAAATACGAATTAGCTTGATCTAACATAAATATTTTTTTTGTATAGTTTCCGCCCCATGGTAAACCATTTGGATAAAGCTTAGACTCTCTTTTATTTGTAATAACCCAATCATTTAAAAATAAATGATCTATAGACTTGTTATCAATTAGCTCTGATCCAACTAATCCCAACATCTTTGTATTGTCTTTAATGCTATTAGTATATGTATTTTTCATATTTTTTATTATTCTTTTTAAATATTTTTTTAAATTTATAAAAATAATATTTAATTCTTATCAACATTTATTTTGCTTAGATAACAATTAATCTACTTTATTATTTTTCATAGTGTATTTTTTAATAATTTCATCCTCAAAAACTTTATACTTAGTTGGGATCCAAAAAGAAGGAGTTGTATATCTCGTTCCTTTTGTAATTGTCCTAACTCCATGAACATACATATTATTTGATGGGAAAAACACTAAAGTTCCAGCTTTAGGTTTAAAGTCTATATTGTGATCTGGAAAATATATTTCTCCACCTTCATAATCGTCATTTAGATATATCACTGCCCCATAATCTACAATAAATGCTTCATTAGGATTTCCTTCTATATCTTCTCCATCTGCATGTAGTGGTTGGAATTCTCCAGTATCCCATCTACGAATTCCAGCAGAATTTTCCCGAAGCGGCCTACCAAAATGAAACTCTATCTCCTGTTGTACTCTATCAATTGCTTTCTTTAATATTGCATGTGCCTCTGGCTTCTCAAAATGAAATCTGCTTGTTACCTTGTCTGGTATTCCAGCCATTGAATTAGATCCCCAAGTAATCGTATCGTCTATTGACGATAACACAATATCTAAATCTTCTTTTGAAATAAAATTTTCTTTTATAACAATATTTTTTGTAGATCCTATTTTCATAAATTTCTCCTATTTTTACTTATAAATTTCTTGTGACTCGGCAATATCTTTAACTTTATTAAAATTTTCTTGATCTACCATGGAAGATAGTACATAGCATATCCATTGATAAGATGATTTTTCGCAATAACCTTTGCTTTGCATAATTTTAGCTATATCTTCTATTATTTGCATTATTTATACTCCATGAATAAATTAATAGCATACCTTGTTCCACTTAATACCTTATGTGCTACATGTGCATAAGGATAGTTTGATGGGAAAAGAACCATAGAATTTTTTACTGGTTTTGTTTTAATTCCAAAATTTACAAATTCTATTTCTCCTCCTTCATAATCATCATTTAAATATATAACACAGCTAGTAACTCTATTAGATACATGTTTAGATCCATTATCATAATGCATTACATATTTTTGATCAGGCTCATATTTTAATGCCTCGATAGTTCCATAAGTAAGTTTAGGTAAATAATATTGACTAGTATAAGAATTTAAAAATTTTTGAAGCCCATTATCTACTATATCAAAAATTACTTTATGCTTATCTTTATCGTTAAAATAAATTACAGAATTAGACCTATCGTCAAAACTCACGTTTCCTGGCTTTGCCCAATTATATTTATTAATTTCATCAATTAAATTTTCTGGATTATCTATAACATCATAATAAAACTCTATACCATTTTTAGACATTTTTGTTTCTCTTATCTTCAGTATTGAGCCTGATCTTTTTAACTTCGTGTGACCCTATAGAGTTTCCAAATTGATCAGTTGCATTTCTATAAAAGTCTGACCATTTTGGAATTTTATTATTGGCAAGTATCACAGATCCGTATTCAGTAAGCCTATTATGATATTCATGAACTGGATAAGGATTCTCATTTAAATATAGAATAGAATTATTTAAGTTGGACAATGATATTGGCATCATAGCTATAATTGGTTCGTTAGCTTTAAATGTTATTTTGACATTTGGCCTAGTTATTTTCCAAGAAACTGGTATGGGACTATCCCAAAAACTTGTGCTTATTATATTAGTTAGAGCAGTTGCTCCATCTATAACTAAGTTAGGTGGCGAATAAAATAAAAGGCTAACATCCTCTTCTGTTTTAAAAAACCAACCTATATTAATTGTTAGTGTTGCAGTTCCTCTACTAGTATCAACATATTTTTTACCACTTAATACTTCTATATGGCCACCCTGCTCTGAATCATTTCCATCCCATATTACTGTAATATCTTCTGGAAAAGAAAAACCCCATCCCATTTGATTGGCTAATGACAAAGGAAAACATCTGTATGCGTGACCATCAAATGTCTTATCCATCCAATCTCTTTTCATAGTTAGCTGAGATAGATTTGCTCCCATGCCTGGGTTTATTTCATAAGCATTAAAGCTATACATTAGTTTCCTGTATTGTTAGAGTATCTTAGTGGAGAGTTTGCTCCGTGAACACGATCATTGTAGTCAAACATTGTGACCGCAGAATATTTTACTCCAGAAGTTACTGGAAGTGCTGCATGTGAGTACAAGAAATTAGAAGGGAACAATACTATGTCGCCTTCTTCTGGCTGATAGGTATAATTTAAATATGGGAAATATAGTCCGCCACCTTCATAATTTCCATTTAAATACATTACTGTAGATACAGTACATACATAGCTAAACCCATGATCTGAATGAACAGCAAAGTGTTGCCCTACTCCGTATCTTACAAAGTTCACTGCTTCTTGATATTCCATTTTTAAGTTAAAAATAGAACAATAATGTTGCAAACAAACTTTTAACCTTTCATCAATATCATCATAGATATTTTTTAAATCTGAAGAAAAAGCTTTAGGCTTATATTCAAAATCTTGTTTTCTTACCTTAAAATCTACGCAATCTCTATAATGTTTCATGGTTTGATAGTCTCCTACTTGCGCTTCGGACCACTTAAACCAATCATCGCTATTTTCTTCAATTACTTTTTCTAATCTGTTTACAAGGTCTAGTCCCTTATTTAATGTATTTTTATATACATATATTGCTGTTGCTGGGTTTTGAATTTCTATATCATTTATATTCATAATTTTCTCCTTATCTACATTATACTATAATATATTTTTATATACTAGTCTGCCTATAATTTGTTTTTACATTCCAAAAAGCTGGGCAAGTAAATCTCTTACCAGAATCTACTTTAGTTACACCATGTTGATAAAATCTATCTCCTGGGAAAAATACTGCAGATCCAGCTTTCATTTTCAATTGTATTTTTTGAAGCGGAAAAAATATCTCTCCACCAGAATAGCCATCGTTCAAATAAAATAATGAAGCGATATCATTTTCTGGGTAAGGATTTGGACTTCCGTCGAGCTGCTCTTTATCAGCATGAGGGCTCTGACCATCTCCTTCTCTCCAAATTACAACACTAGGAACGTTGTCATACAATTCGACATTAAAAAAGTCTTCGATAACTTTTTTATGCTTAGATTGATATTCTTTTAAAAGCATATTTACTTCTGGAGAGATTTGAGAAAGTATTGCATTATCACATACTCTATTGTCCCAGTTATCATTTGGTATTTCTTTAAATTGATTTAATGAATAACAAAAATTTTGAATTATGCTTAAATGTTCTAAAGAAATAAAATTTTCTAGAATTACAATGTTTTCTACAGAGTCTCCATAGTATCCAGAAGGTATTATAGATGTTTTGTTTGCCATAAAAGTATTATACCAGGTATAATGTATATGTGTCTACTTTATTTTATATAGACGGATCTCCACGTACTGGGGAAACTTTTTTAATGATGTCTATACTTCAAATGTTTGATAATATATCAATTCATAAATTTTCAAAGTCTCACAACTTTGAAAATTTTACAAAAGTGGATGCAAATTCTATTATAACTATTAGAAATCCAAAGGATGCTCTGATTTCATGGATTTCTTACTATAAAGATTTTGAACCTAGGATTATTAAAATGGTTATAACAAAATACTATCTTAACCCATTAAAAGAAATATACAGGGGTCATGATAATTTTTTTATAGCTGATTTTGATGAATTTACTACAGACTTTAAAAAAACTATTGGAAAAATAGAAAAAGAGTTTAAAATTAAAAGAGCACGAGAGCATAATTTTGCAGAAGTAGAAAATAACATTTTAGAGCACGTTTTAAGCAAAGATAACCACAATATAAAAAATATTAAAGATTTTAATCTAATAGATAATCACAATATTACTCCTAAAATAATTTCAGAAAATAGAAAAAGAGCCATAGATTTAGTAAATAGCAATGAAATTCTTGAGTGTTTAGAAGAAAGTCTAGAAATGTATTTTAAGATTAAAAAAGATCTTTTATAACTACCAATTATCAATAGGGCAAGTTGCTTGCTTAAGTTTTGTTTTAAGCTTCAT